ATGTACGATGTTCAAGAGCTTAAACAAAGACTTATCATTATCAAACATTCAGATCTTGATGATGCAACCATCCTTAATGAAAACTATTTACATCTTATTAAGGAAGCATCAAATCCCGATGAGAAGGCACAATTTGTGACCTTGCGGTCTATTACTTGCCGCCGCATTAAACATTTGGCGGGTGTCAACGGAAAAGATTAATGCTTAATATTGCAAAGCAAATTTATTCAGGATGGAACACAACAGGGGCTGTGCATGATTTGCCAGAGGCAGAAGTAATTCCCTTTGGTACATCATCAAACGAAAAGAAAAGACTAGAATCAATTACAAAGAGATATGCAATCCTAAAGGAACACGATAACATTCCTTTGCCCGGATTTACTCTTTATAAGAATGGACGTAAGAATTACAGCTCTGCCGATTCTACCTGGCTTATCATTGATCCACGCGGATATCTTGTCAGAATTACAAATAAAAATTTGGAAGATATTCTTCACGTAACAGGTATTACCGAGGGCCTTATTCAACAGAAATGTGTATGGGCTAGGGAAGACTCGCAAACTAAGATGATTTTGGTCCCGACAAGTTCTCCTCTTTATATCGAAGCATCTGATAATACAGAGCTTATGGATAGCCGAGTAAGTATCAAAGATGTTCAAATCGGCGATGAGGTTTTGCTACAAAATAAAGTCACAGGAACATACATGGGTGTTCTATCACTTTATGGCCCAATTGACCCCTATGATGTGAACAAGAAACCGCAGGTATTTTTACGCAGGCAGATTGTTAAAGTTTCCGAGGGGAAATATCATTATCAGACAGACTTAAAGATTCTCAAGGTAACTGGGAAGACCAAGAATCCAATAACACGTGAAGAATCGGTGGCATTGATTAATGCCGACCTTCTGAAAGGTAATGCCTATTTCAGTAATGCGCCGCTCATGACATCTTCTGGATATTATTCGACACGAGGAATGATTAAACATGTATCGGTTCATGCAGTTCCGAAGTTGACCATGACTTTTGAGGAAATTACAAGGGACGAAGCCACTTCCCTGTTCTACAATGCTGCATTAATGTCTGATAAGGGAATGTTGGTCGTTGAGCAGGCAAATAATCAGAAATACCTAATCGACTATCCCTACTACAGCACCAAGGTGACGCCCGCTAATATTCATGCGTTTGCAGCGAATAAAATTCACAACTTAGATGCTGCCGCAGATTGTATTAAATATGTGGAGACCGACTCTAACTTTAACAATTATTACAGAAGCACCAAAACCAAAACCAACGAAGTTCACGATCTTGACAATTTTGTGAAATTCTATAAAATAGTCAAACACGTAAAGAAAGAGTCTTACGTATAACTAAAATGGGCGGAAAAATGGCACAAGAAATAGATATTAAGAAATATGTGGATTTTGTAGATGTTTTAACTTCAAAACAAAGCAAAGAATTTGATTCTTATATTGGAGAATTAAAAAAATTAAAAGATTTAGGGTGTGATATTCCTCGATTAGATTGTGCTATTACTGGCATGTGTTCTGAATCCGGTGAGGCCGAGGAAATATTAAAGAAGCTAAAATTTCAAGGCAAAGAATGGAACGAAGATACAAGATTTCATCTAAAGAGAGAAGCAGGTGATATTATTTTTTATTGGATAAATTTTTGTTTAGCTTTAGGATATAGCCCATACGAAATTATCGAAGAGAATGTTGCAAAGCTGGAATCGCGTTATCCGGGTGGTAAGTTCTCTGTTTGGCATTCGGAAAACAGAAAAGAAGGCGACCTCTGATTTAGAAGCACAACGTAGGATAATGCTTCCTACGATTAGGAAGATTTATCCCGCACTGGTAGCCACTGATATTATTAAAGTCCAGCCAATGTCTGGACTTACTGGTTCTATTTTCACTACGAATTTTAATAAATCAATGGTAGATAGAACTGTTCGACTTTTGATTACAAAAGTAGACCTCCACTGGAATGTAAGAGTAGCTGTTAATGATCACAGTAGAATTGACGAAATATTTGTATGGCTAGAAAATATTCCGTCTGATCAGTATTGGACGTCGCGGAATGATTTGTGGAATACCCTATATATTAATTTCTACAACGAAGAAGCAGTTCTTGCCTTTAAACTGGTCTGGGATAATGCGAGATAATGCATACAGATGATCTTATAATTAAACGATTATATTGATATTTAAAATAGCATGGGGACATTATGGCGATTGGTGGGTATATAAGAACGGCATTGAAGACAATAATTAAATGGGCACATAGGGACGAAATAGAGCACCCCGAAGACGCAAAGGCGCTGGGTAGCTGGATTGGATCAAACCCGGTATCAGTTTCGGGTAGCAGTATTCGCGATAATTCAGACGGAATGCATCTCACAGTGTTTAATGCAACTGGCGGTAAGGTAATTGAACTACGCACCTATGATCCGCGCACTGATCGCTCGAATACCAGTCTGTATGTAATTACAGATAAGGAAGATTTGGGCGAGGAGCTAGGGCAAATTATCACTAAAGAAACTTTGTGCCGATAACTATAAAAGAAACTATAGATGGATGTGGAAAAGATTGGCGCTCGAAGAGCGTTATGGATAGACGGAAATGGCTTACCGAAAATCTTCAAGTGGGCTCGTATAAGGTGTGGTACGGTGGGCTCAAGTCCGATGACCAATACATAAAATTTAATAATGAAGAAGACTTACTAGCATATAAAATAAGATGGATGTAACTAAGAAAAAATGGATGGGTCGACTGTTAAAGATGGCCAAGGATATAGCCGATTGGTCCAAAGATGAATCAACTAAAGTCGGTGCTGTAATTACAACAAAGGATGGTAAGCCCGTTTCCTGGGGTTTTAATGGCATGCCAATGGGTGTTAATGACGACGTGCCGGAACGGCACGAGCGCCCAAACAAATATAAGTGGTTCGGGCATGCAGAACAAAATGCAATGGATTTATCTCCAATCGGTGATTTGTCCGATTGTGTAATGTTTGTTACGTTTTCGCCATGTGCTCGTTGTGCCCAATCGATTATTAACAAGAAGATTAAGACTGTAATAGTGGATGCTAACTATACAGCAGACAAGATGCCGGAAAGATGGAGAGAAGATATGAGTGTGGCTGTGGAAATGCTAGAGGAAGCTGGTGTAAAGATAATTGCATGGTATCCAGATTCACTTCCAGTTGACGCTGCTGTCTCGCTCTAGTAAAATAAAGACTCAATAACTTACCTTATAGAAAGTGTAATATGAACAGGCAAACCACTAAGATGGCCGACAAGGAGCAACCGGTGAATCTGAAGGAAAAGAATGCAGCTCATACCTTCCGTGTCACGATTCGTGATCGTGACCACTTCTACAAGCTTGTGAACTGGCTGAACGCAAATGTCGGCAAGGGACAGGACAAGTGGACTATGGAAGGCCGTGTTCTGAAGACCCTGAAGGCAGGCAAGTCAGTGTCTCCGAAGGTCTACATCTTCAGACAAGAATTCGATCCAGCAACCTCACTGTACCTGAGTCTCCTCTAATGCCCCTACATGGAGTGACCGCCCTTGTGGCGATCTCTGGAGAGACAGTCCTCCTGAAGTTTGTCGAATCCATTCTTGTTAGACAAGAGGATGATTTAGTAGTAGACAAACTAAAAGGGGATGTCGTTTTGGAATTACGGACAATTTCCGGAAAAGAATATCTAGTTTCAATGAACATGCTCAAGAAAACTTTGTTTAGAAAAGACTGTTTTCTAAACAGCGAGTTAGTCGATGAGGTCCTTGAAAGATGGCTTTGGATTCACAAATCTTAATGGAGATAGTATGAAGCAACTTGGAAAGTGCATTATCGGTGAACATCGCGTAGTTGATAGCTATACAACTGACTGGATGTCAGTGAAGCTTCATCCAACCACTTATTACCGTCGGCAGGAGGATATTCAACCCACGTTGGATAATATCAAGGGTCTGTACGCAGAACTCGACATGGGTCAATATATCATTCTTCGCTTCTCCGACAAGGACGATGTTACCGCATTCCACAGGAATCATCACGAATATATCTGATGAGACAACTTCATACTCACACTAAAATATTCTTTCCTAACCCGTATGTGGTAAGGGTAGAATTTCCCGCGGGCATGATGATGGAACAAGCAGAGGGCGAATATAGTAAATTAACACGACAAACCTACAGATTAATAAAAGGAACATGGGGTTATTGTCCTCTGAAGCCAGAAATGGTTAGAGTAAAGGACGAGTCTGATCATCTTGCCCTGCTGAACCCATTACATATTACCAACGGATCACCGGTAATATCACCTCTATACGACCCGGATTTTCAACATCAATGCCGCGGCTATTTGTGTTTTGCAGATGAATTAGATGCACTGCAATTTAGACTTACCGTTTTCACAACTTCTAGACAAGTATTAATGTGGCCGGAAAGAAGATTCACTATCCACGAAGTAGTAAAAGCGGATGAATCCTGATCTCTACTCCGATGAATATAGGAACTTCAAATTCTTAAAAAGTCCGCCGGTGCGCGTTGAATACTCTATCAGCTTTATCTGCTCGAGTATGAGTCGACCATAAATACAAGATGCGAGAGGAGTTTCCATGCACCCGTTTCTAGATGTTGCCAAACTAACTGATGAAGAAATTATTGAGAGATTAGGCAAGGCATACACCTTTATGAATATGCAGAAAACACTCGGCCACGCACCAGCGGTATTGAGTATTAATGAAGTTATACAGTCTCTCGAAAATGAAAGACATGCAAGAATGCAGAAATTAATGAACGAAGAGTATTCGAGGAAATTTCCAGATGCCAATAAAGCAATTGAGCTCGGCAAATTGGAGGATTAATTATGGTGAAAAGGGGAAAATATATCATCAGAAATTATATGACTCTAGGCTACGAGTTTGCAGGTATTAGAATTCAAGAAGGGTTCCTTACTCCAGTAGATTGGAAGCTGGAGGTTAATTTGATTGTATCTGGTAAGAAACTCAAGACAAAAGAGGATATCGAGCATAGAGCGAGTGTTGTTTATCAGAAATTGTATTTTTGGCTTGATACAAATTTACCATCCGTTACTGTAGTTGATGTCGAAAGTGAAAATGACTTGTATCTTGCAAACCTTTCATCTAACATTATGATGTATTGCCCGGGTAATCCCGGTGATGATTTAATCATTCGCCTAATACATTCCAAATTAGCAGCCCTTGCCGGCACCGACATGGAGATTGGTGAAATTAAATTAAAAGCCAATGATACATCATTACAATACACATATGATTGTTCAGATGGTGAGTATGACTTACCGGCGACGACAACAGAATATTATACAGAAGGTACTTGCAGAGATTCCGAGCCTTGGTGGACACGAAATGATGGATTCTGTTTTGAGTTTGTTCGCCCCGATGAGACTGAGGCAGCAGATGAAGAGATTTTTGCAGGCATTATTGACCCGATGGATGAGTTTGAGAAGGCAGTTTTAGAAATGTCCGATGCACACATAGGCATGGTTAGAGAACCGGCAAGAATTGTTCAGGTTGAGAAATGGAAACCACGAAAAGTAGATTGAATATGTATGGGCAGGTTATACTATCTAGTAACGAGCTAAGAGAGTTGTTGCTGCAAGGAAAAAGTATAAGTCACCTGAATGTTACCCACGACGAAGAAATAGAGTTATTTCAAAGGTACCAGGCGGAATTACTTCAGGAAACAATTGTATTTTTAGATGCGCCGAAGGAAGTTTTAACATTTGATGAGTTTCACCAGAAGTGTGCCGATGAATGGATCTTCCCGGAAGTTTATCAACAAATAGATGTAAAGAAATGGTTACTATTGAAATGCAAGAATGAAGAGGAAATTGATAGGGTAGAATTAGAATATACATTATTTGAGGATAGGGATTTAATAATGCTGCTCCGTCTGTTTATTTTTTTAATAGATTACATGAGGAAGAACAAGTTTATCTGGGGCGTTGGCAGAGGGTCGGCAGTTTCATCATTTTGTTTATATCTGATTGGAGTTCATCGCGTTGACCCAATCAAATACTCTTTGCCAATATCAGATTACCTGAAGTAATGGATTGCAATCAAGTTCATAATAAAAATATACAAAAGGAGTAATAAAGTATGCCACTGAATGAAGCTGCGGATTATCTTGAGCAAATTAAGCTCGAATTTAAGAGTCACCACCCAGATGATAATGTTTATTTCATTGCAAACAGGTATAATAAAATTACACAAGATTTAAAAGTGGAGAAAGAATAATGTCTAGACATGTAACATATCGCGGCGCAACATTAGATATGGATTCTATCCGTCGTGAGAATGAAAAAGTGCCAGCAGCCGGCAATATGGCGGTAAACGCAAAGGGCGATCAAATTAAGGGCGGTCGCGTCTCCAAGACTGCTGATCAGATTGCCCGTGAAAATCATAGAGTTCAATCAACAATTGTTAACACAGGATTGAAAGGGCCGATTCCTACGTCCCCGGTACTCGGGGCATCAGTTCAGAAAAAGATGCCGGGTAAGGCAACTCCCGCCAAGTCAATGAAGGAAGTCGAGTTGCCGAGCGGCGACATTGTTATGAAAGAAGAAGATGACAGTTAAAGCACTAAAAGGAAAGGTACTTGTTACCGATCTAGAACGCGGTTCTAGAATTGTAAAGGGAATCATTATTCCCGATGACAATGGCAAGAGCGAAGGCATTCGTCCTCGCTGGGGAAAGGTTTATTCTGTCGGAGACGACATTACCGATATTGTACCCGGTCAGTGGATTTTGATTGAAAATGGTCGCTGGACGAGAATGCTCAAGGTAAAAGAGGACGACGCCACAGAAATTCAATTGTGGGGCGTTGAATGGCCACAATCTGTGATGCTCGTTTCGGATGAGGACCCGGAGACAGAAATTTTCTCAGTATTCTCGCAGGCAAACGAGCGCGCCCCTTCAGTTTGACGTTTCGACCGAAAGCTGTTACACTCACACAAAACACGAAAGGTAATCGGTGAAAACACTCTGGATTGACAAATATCGACCACCAAGGCTGGATGGTTACGTATTTAAAGACAAAAATCAAAAGAAACAAATTGATCGTTGGATTTCTAGCGGGGCATTACCTCACATGCTCCTATCTGGCAGCCCAGGAACAGGCAAATCTACACTCATTAAAATACTTCTAAACGAACTGGGCGTAAACCCGTTTGATATATTAGAAGTAAACGCCTCTAAGGACAATGGTGTAGATTATATCCGTGATACAATTACTAAATTCTCCGAAACAATGGGATACGGCGATATTCGGTATATCTTTCTGGACGAGGCCGACGGACTTTCGCCCGCAGCTCAGGGAACATTGCGTGGAACAATGGAGAAGTATGCAACGAGTGTAAGATTCCTACTGACATGCAACTATCCGCATAAGCTTATTCAGGCTATCCATTCTCGTTGCGAAACAGGGCGTATGCATATTGAGAAACTCGAGACTGGCGAATTTTACATGCGTCTTGTGGATATCTTAGATAAGGAAAATATAGAGATTGAACCAGATGCGTTGGAGGCAATTGTCCAAAAGACCTACCCCGATTTGCGAAGAGGGATTAGCATGGTGCAAGCTAATTCTTTAGACGGAAAACTGCAAAAACCGGGGGAAGGTAGCGAGAATGTATCCGACTACAGACTCGATATGATTGCATTGTTTAGGTCCAAGAGGTTTAAGGAAGCAAGACAGCTAATCTGCACACAAGTACAGCAAGAAGAATACGAAGATATTTATAGATTTATGTATGAAAATCTTGATGTGTGGGCAGACGGAGATTCGTCTAAGGAAGATCGTTGCATTTTAATGATTCGTGATGGGTTGGTTAATCATACACTCTGCCGCGATTTGGAAATTAACTTGAGTGCAACTCTTGTCGAGTTAGAGATTATCGCTAAGGAATAATATGAGCAAAGAAAAAGTATTCATTATTGTATCGCATAAAAATAGCCCAAAGAAAGGCTCTCATCCGGGCAGTAGTGAAAAAGTGGAAGTCGAGTGGGAAGTTACTGAACATGTCGAATTTGTAAATCAAATTCGCAATAAGCATATTTCTATGGCAAGCGCAATCGGCGATTATATTAATAAAAAGATGATAACTGGTGCAAGATTCGGTATCACCGAATATGATAAGTTTGAAGAATATGTTCGTACAAAGTATAAGAAACAAATGGAAGAACTTGATGCAGCCTATCGTGCTCAACAAGTTGTTGAGGAAGAAAGTCCAGAAGTGTTTGTTGATGCTTTTGGCAATATCAGGGCTAGAACGGTATTTGACCCGGTATGAAGAAAGTTATTCTTACCGATTGTGATGGCTGTTTAGTTACTTGGGTTACAGGCTTTGAAAAATTCATGGCCTCTAAGGGGTTTGAA